TGACCTGACATTCCGAGTTCAGTTGCCTTCTCTACGAGGGTCATTCTCTCGGCCTCGACACGAGCGGCTGCTTCTGCCTCGTATTCTGCAATTCGGCTGTTAGCGAGGACAAGTTCGGCTTGTATTGCTTCCATTGCCTCGGTGTTTTCAATCATTGTCTCTTCTTCGGTCATAGCAATCACCATTGGTTCAATATTCTCAGCAGGAATTGAATGACTTATAATATTTTGCTCGTTTTCGGAAGAAATCATAGGTGCTTCTTCCAATTCTTTCCTTTCCACGGTTTCAACGTTAGCCCTTTCATATGCTGGCCTTCTTACAAGAGCGAGATGGTCGAAAGTAAAGTCCTCACCGAACACAAGTCCATCCTCGTCTGCTGATACGGGAATGCCTGAGCCACCTATCGAAACCCCGTAGTCGTCCTGCTGCCACAAGCCGTCTTCTAAACTTGCAAACAGTTCTTCCTGTGTGACGTGCGCCACGTATCTAACATCGTAACCCGCATTGGTAGTGAGGAATGTCGCGCTTACTATGTAGCCGACGTTTGACTCCTCGATACCTTCCGTGCTGCGTGTGAAGCCAGCGCCATGCTCGTTTGCCTTGGGGTGCATAAGCGTTAGGTCTGCACCCTGCATTTGGTCAACCACCGACTTTGCGCCAGCGGGTGTTAGCGACCACTTGTTCTTGTTCATACCTTGGTGGAAAGCAATACCTCGTATCTCATAAACGGTCTTGCCTGTTTCAGCCATGACCTTCGCCTCAACATCCTCTATCTCTATTTCTAACGTAACAGCGATTCTCTCGCACTTACCGTTTCTCTTTTCGTAGCCCGGTTTACAGGAACCGTGATAGGATGCTTCCTCCTCCTCCTTCTTGTTCTTCTTCATGTAATAACTCTCAACCTCGACATCCTTGCCCTTATTCTTGCTCATGTATTCTTCATGGGTCTTGCATGGCATGAAAACAGTTTTACCGTTTTCCTCATGCTGGTGTATTGCATCGCAACCCATTCTTTTTGCTTCTTCCATTGCTTCTCCGGGGTTATCGTACACACCCCTTCGCAACATCTCGGCTTCTAAATTTTCTATGTCATTTCCTTCTTCTGCTTCAAAATCATCCATACAACCACATCCACATGGTTCTTCTCCTGCCTCTACTTTCTTACCACCTCGCCACTGTCTGCACGACCAGTAACGGGCTTTGTATTTTGGGCCGGGATTGTCACAGTTATGTCTGTCGCGGAAAGCCTTTCTCCTTTTCGGGTCGTCCCGCTTTATCTCCATGTTGGGGTCGCCAAACCTGACGATGACAACGTTACCGTTTGGTCCCATTGTGTAGACGCCAAACTTCTTGTTAGCGCCCGGAGTGCGGAAGGGCTTATTCAGGGTGACTTTGCGGCCTTGGTACTCAGCAGCGGAAACATCAACGTCGCCCCAATCCTCGTATGCGACTTCTTCGCCACCACAACCGCATCCGCACGACATGGGACGGGAAGAAAAATAGTGTCTTATTAATCCTTCTTACCTTTACCCTTGCGTGGGTGGCCTCTTGGAAGAAGGTCGTTGTCTTGAACGTATTTGGGATTTGAGGGCCTACCTGAGCGGACGAGTTTGAGGAAGGCGTTGACACGAGCCATAGACCATGCGGCCCTGCTGACACCGGGCCGGTGGGAAGTCGAGTACGCGCCTGCTCCTCGGCGGTAAACGGCCTTGAGCATACCGAGCGTGACCTTGCGG